GCTGTGATAACTTTTTCTAGTCCAACATATTTAGATTTCATTGCATTTAACTTGTTACCGCCTGAATCAATTATCTTGAAGTTGTTTCGCATTTCTGACGTAGCATTTTTAACCGCTTGACTAGCACCTTTTAAGTTTTTGGTAAAACCCGCACTATCCAAACCAAGTTCAATGATCATATTACCCATTGGTTTTCCTGTATTTGCCATGTTTGTCCTCCTTTCGTCAAAAATAAAAAAGCATACCGAAAAAGATATGCTTTACAGTTTTCTTACATATTCATCTAATGGAACAACTTTCTTTTTATCATCCTTTTTAGTAGAGATAACTGACATCAACAATTCAAAGTCTGTTTCTTCAATATCATTGATTGACCAGCCGTTTTCCACAAGCTGACGATAAACCGAGTTCATTCCATCTAATGATTCTTGAAACGAAACTATTTTACCGGAGGATTCATCTTTGCTTCGTTAGTTCCCATAACGTCAGCCATGACAGTTTGTAAAGTTTCCATCAAATCCCATGAAGCCATACCGTCTAAAAGTGCATCTTCAGTTACTTTTTCGTTCTTGAACAGACCAACAACGTATGAAAGCATTTTGTCTAATACTTCTAGCTCACTCAATTCCCCTTTTTCCATTAACGTGAAAATTTCTAATGCTTCACGCACTTTACGAGCCGGAATAAAGTTCTCTTTATAAACGACTGTTTCCCCTTCATTGTTTAAAAACTCTAATTTGATTTCTTTTACTGTCATGTTTGATTTCCTCCGTTTATAGTTTTATTTTTATTATGCTACTGGTGTACCTAAGATAAGTGTTTTAAATGCTGCTACACTTTCAGTTCCAACGTATTTAGCAACAGATTGACCGATTGTATCTCCGGCTTTATCATTTGCAACAACAGAGAATGTGTATTCGTCTGCTTCTGGTTCTTGATTTTCGCCTTCTTTTGTTTTCATTGAGATTGATTCTTTAGCGAATTTACCTCGGAAGAATCCAAGTAAAGCTGTTTCACCTTTTAGATTTTCTGATTCTAAAATAACTGAACAATAAGGTGGTTCTGTATCGTCACCAATAAAGGCAAATCCTTCTGCACTTAATTTATATCCAAGAATTTCATCATTGACTGCTTCAAGCATATCTAATACACCGAAGTCTACTGACACATCGCCTGTACCCTTTTGTAATACATAGTAAGCAACGTTTGAACCGTATACTTTAACTGGATCAGATGATAGTCCATTAATTTCTGCTGAAACTGTAGCACCTTCGTCTTGTTTTCCTTCAATTACAAATGTTTTAGCTGCTGAAATCGTTCCATCTACTCCATGAATCCCAATAGTCATTTTCTTAAATCCGATTAATGTCAAATTTATCATTCCTTTTCTATTTAGTAGTCCGTATCGTATAAATCAGATACGCCCGTATAACGCCTTGCATCTACATACCGACCTGTTTCTTCAAAGTATTCATCTAAACCGTTTCGCATTTGTTTAAATTTTAACTTCTTCATTTCAGCTTTAACTTGTTGCTGAATGATTTTAACTTCTTTTCTATCCTTGCTTTGAACGTCTATTTGATAAATAAATTCAGTGGATAAATCTGTATCACTTCCATATGAGTACGGAATTGGCACATCCAACGGAATAATAATGATAAATGGATTGTCCGTGTCAGCAGTTTCTGGATAGTTGTAGTATTTAATACGATTCAAGCATTTAACAGCGATGATAGGGTTTACCACCAACTGTTCATAAATTTTTGTAAGCATGTCAGTCATAAACCTTTTTCATCTCCTTAAATACTGTATTGAAATACTTTTCTTTAGAGCTTTCAGTTGTTCGCACGATTGTTCCCATGCCTTTAGGTCTGAATTGTTTGCCTGCTTTTGAATATCCAAATTCATTCAAATGGATCAATCGCCATCTGTCTTTAGGACCTTCCCAACCAACTTTTAATCCACGAATATCATTGCTACTTCTAGCGTTTGAACGAACGATTTCATCTCGTGAAGCACCGGTATTGGCAAACTTACTAAATTCTCGCTTCAATTCATCGACAACCGTATCTCCGCCTTTGTTTACAGCGTTATTGATTGCTGTACTCGCTTTACGTGAAGTCAATTCTGCGTTTATCTGTTTTTCTAACTCTTTGATACCTTTGATTTTTACACTCATATCATCACGCCTAACAAGATTGTGATAAAAGCATTGTTTTCAAAGTCTGGTCTAACCTCAATAACATTCCAAACAACATCTTTATACCGGTAGTCTAGTATCTCAACAGAATGTTTATTTGTTGGTAAATACTCGCCTTTAGTATCTCTAATGTTAATTGTCATAGCTTGCTTAGTATTGACCGTTTTTAACTTCTCCATATCCTTCATGCTCGGATTGTATATTTCAGCAAAACACTCATGAACAATCGTTTTAACATTCTCGCCTTGTTCTGGTCCGTTGCTAGGAGTTAATTCAAAAAAAACAATCGGGGTTCGTAATGAACCCGACTGAACTTTTGGTGGTTCGTATTTATTAAACAATCGCTACACCTTCTTCGTAGTTGTCGAAGGAAAGGCTTAAAATCTGGCTTAGGAAGTTGTCCTCGAAATATTCCACACTATCATTGTAAGCATAGCGAGAACGCTCTAAGACAAGCTCTTTTGCCTGTTGATTGGTGTCTGTTGATACGCCACACCTTGAATTGATATATTCTTTCGATGATTCTAAAATCCTAAGCAAGTTATCATCTTCAGTAGTGTGGAATATCTTCATTCTTTCTTTAAATTCTGTCAGTAAGTCGTTCATTTTATCTCACCTACTTAGCTTTCTTTACCTTTACATCCTTTTTAGTCATTACCTTTTCAGCAACTTCTACACGTTTTAGAAAGTTTTTGCCTAAAGTAACTTCAATTTCTTCAAAACGTTTAGCAGATAACTCAATTTCTTCGTTTTTAATGTAAATAACGTTCGTGTTTTTATCTTTAAAAACGTCTAATACTTTGTATTTAGCCAATCAATATAACCTCCTTATGCTACTGGTGTAGTTGTGTCTAATGTGTAAACGAAAGCAGCAGTATTATCTTCAGCTTTTCCGTAAGCAAATTGTTTAGCTGTATATAGCATGCAATCTTCTAATGCTAGTGTTTGGTCAAAGGCTTTAACGTTAATCCCACCACCAACATAAGCGTCGTAACGGTCAGCAACTAAAGCGATCACTTGGTTAGCAGTTACAAATTCAGATTCAACTACACGCAAGTTAAATGGTAATGCTGTAATATATACGCCATTTGCGTTTAGTGAAGTGTATTTAGATTTGACATCCCAAGAATCAGCAGGATTCACTAACAAAATAGCTTTTCCACTAATGTTTACTAGTTTTCCGTCTTCTTTAACTGACAAAGCTTTCATAACAGCTGTTAATTCTTTAACAGTTGTAGCTGAATCAGCAAAAGTTAATGTTGAAGTAGGTGCTTTAACTGGATATACGCCACCTGTAACCGTTACGCCTGCTTGTACTTGGCGGTTTAGCCCGATTGGTTTGTCACTTCCGTCACCAGCTACAAATGCTGCTTCTAATGCGATTGCAAAAGCTTCAGTAATTTGTGCACGAACAAAGCGTTCTACCCATACTGGACCATAAGCTAGTAAGTCGTTTGGAACAACTACGAAAGCTGTTAGTTTGCTTTGATTGATTTCTTCTTCACTGAAAGCAGCATCCAATTGGCCTTTAATTTCGCCAAAGATTTTACCCCATACAGCTTGACCAGAAGGATCAGATTTAAGAATACGCATACGCAAACCAGTAGTTTGTAGTCCAATTTCTTGCAAGAAAGGACGTTCTGCGATTAAATCTTCAAAGATTTTATCGATCGTTGTTTGTGGTAATAACGTTTCTTCTTTATATCCAACTGCTGTATCAATTGCATTAAAGAATTTTACTTCTTCTGCTGATAAACCTTTGTTTGCAAAGTTACTTAATTCATTGAATTTCTTGTCTGCAGCATCTTCAGCAGCTAAACGTGCATCGTCAGCCATTGCATTTACCATATCCATGTATGCAGCATCTTGTTCACTTTGTTCTGCTTTAGTATTTACTAAGTTGATAAACACCTCACGTTTTTCTGAAAAGTTAGTCATTTTAAACTTGTCGCTATTTAGTTTGATAGTCATTTATTTGTTCCTCCTATTTTTTGGTATTAAAAAAAGAATCTAGATTTTGGCTTTGCGTTCTCCAAATCCGATTCTTTCTTTAATTCTGTTTGTTTTTCTAATATCGTATTTACAATTTCAGTTACATCTTCAGCAGTAATTTGTGCGGCGATAGAACTAGCTTCAATCATTTTTACTGGCTGTTTAGCGTTTCTAATCGTGTCAATAACATTTTGTGGAAGTAATGGCGTTTGTATGCCAGCCACTAATTTAAGGGCCTCGTTTTGGAACATAACTTCATCGGCAAAACCTTCTTCAACTGCGCTTTGTGCGTTCATCCACGTTTCATTCTCCATTAAAGCTAGAATATCTTCGATTGATTTACCAGTTTTCAACTCATAAGCTGAAGCAATGGATTTATCATGACTTTGTAGTATAACGGATTCTTTGTCTAGCGTTTGGTGGTCGCCATACAATACAGTAGATACGTTGTGTATCATGATTTGTGCTGTAGGGGAAATAAGTACCTTATCTCCAGCCATCGCTATTAGACTTGCTGCACTCGCTGCTAAACCTACGATTTTTACCGTCACGACACCTGAATAATCTTTCAACGAAGTGTAGATTTCAGAACCAGCATAAACATCGCCACCACCACTATTGATCGTGACTTCGATTGCTTCACCATTGTCTGTCAATTGGTCCGATACATCTTTTGGAGCTGTGCTTTCCATTTCAAAATAGTCATAAATCCACTTATCATCGTTTGAAATGATAGGACCTTTCACGTTGATTTTAATCGTCATTGTTTGTTTCACCTCCCTTCACAGCATCCGCTTCGCTTTGATAGTTTTTGGTAACCATGAATATATCTCCACCTTCAACTGGTTCATAACCGTTAGCAATTCGTATTTCATTCTTATTGAATCCACCACTTGATAAAAGCTTGTCGATTGATTCAGAACGTTTGAATATATCCGGCTTATTGATACCGATAACCTCGATACTATTACCAGCTAGATATTCTTCTTGGTCAAACAACTTAGCGTTTAATTCGTCTTGTACTTTCTTCAGCAAAGGAGTTATACAGAATTTGGTATATACTTCTATGTTCGCTTCTAAGTCCGCCATATCGCCATGTATAAGCGAAGAAGGCACACCTATCATTCTGGCAACGTCATCTATCAGCGTTCTTTTAACCTTTGTTAGTTCGTCAATCGATTGGCTACTGTTTCCTGTTGATCCGTTAATCTCGTTGTAGTTAAAACCTTTCATTTGTGGCACAATCGCAACGGAGTTTTTAGAAAATGAAGAATACAACTTGTCAATATAGTTTTGAAGTTTAAGCTTCTTAGCTTCGTCAAACCCTTGTACTGTATCAACATCAACCGTTCCACGTATTTGATTGTTTCGCAGCGATACTTCTATCATTCTTCCGAACAACTCGCCATAATCGCCAAACAAACCAGAAATAAACGATTCCAGTTTCTCATTGTTATATTCAATGTAAATGACTTCACTCATTTTAAATGTACGCTCAAACGTGTAATCTTTTACAATAACGTCTGAAAAAGTATCTTCATATAAAGCTAACTCGGTTCTTACAAAGCTATCCACGATCAAAAGGTCGTTAGTGTCGCTCAAAACAATCAACGCTTCATTCTCGTACAATAGTTTATAAATGTATTTCTGCCAAAATGTTGAAGCACTATCATCTGTATTTGGTCTTACGTTTAGTTTGTAATACCAGTCATTCTTGACAGCTTTATCATCTTCTTTGTATCTAAATTCAGACTGACTAATCGTTCTACCAACAAAGTTTATACAACTATCCACAGCCATTTTCTTGAGGTAGGCACGACTTGACGTATCATTTAGAAACTCCATATCATACATAAATTCTAATTCGCTATTCTTTTTAAAAATATCGAAAAAGGTACTAAATACTGCCATTTATTCACCTCCCTTCATGTGAAAACTATTAATTAATTATTCTGTACATCAAAGAAGTAACGATATGAAAGTTAAAATAAATAACATTAGACTAAGAAGAAATGCTATCAGTAAATCAGTACCATTTATTTTCATGTTTACCACTCCTTTTAGTGTGTGTGAGGGCTGTTCTAACGCCGTTTCAAACTACTCTGTGTATATAGTGTTACGAGATGTTATATGTTGTAACGTTTTTCCGCGTCTTTTCTCAACATTTTGTGTAGTTCTAACGAATTATCTTTTTCAATAATTATTAATACTTCTTTATCAAAATTTATCTTTATTTCTTCTTGACCGCTATTCGGCAGTATTTTAATGAATCTTTTAATGTCGTATATTAACTCGTTGTAATTAATTGGTATCAATTCATCAACTATAGATATAGCACCGTATTTAATTAACTCGCCGTAAAAATCAGTTGACGGATCGAACAGTAAATGTTTTTCAACTACTTTTTCTACTTCTTTCATCGTTACCACTCCTTTAAAAATCTAATCCGTCCATTATATCCAACGTACTACCCAAGTCTATCTCCAATGCTTCTTCAGCACGATATAAAGCATGTACGAACGATTGGAAACCATCTGTCTTACGTTTGACTTCTTCAACTTTTAAGAACTGTTTACCAAAGCTTGTATTCTTAACGTACACGTTTCTTGTATACCAACGCATAAGTGGATTGTCACCAAAGATAAACTTCTTATTAGCGAATCCATCTTCAATTCTAGGAGCTAACAAGGGATGTATACTCAATGGTCGCCTAATCATCTCAACTTCAAACCCTTCAGCTTCTAACAATGGTCTTAATATGTCTAACTTGAAGTTATCAGCTACGATCTTTTGAACGCCATACTCACTTCGCATATTTACAAACCAATCAACAATGTGCATAGGGTTTAAACTAGGTTCATCGACTACTGTCATTAATCCCATTTGTTCCCACTTCTTGATTGGAGCTTTTTCTTCCGTTCCATCTTGGCTTGAACTCGTATGTGAGTAACCGTAATGAACATCGCAAAAGTGTTTAATCGCAAACGAATGGTTTAGAAACGCATACTCATCGTCTTGTCTGAACAACAGTCCGCATGAAGCAAAGTCTCGTACACTACCGAAGTCTAAGCTACCGATTGGTGTCTTTCCCTCTAAGTTGAAGAACGGTCTGTTAGTAGCCATAATTTCATCT